GTCCTCCGTGGCTGAAACGCGACGTCAAAACTGACCGCGCAGACACGTCATAAACCGCCGCGCCAAAACAGTTGACGATATCAACTTTGATTTGATAGCAAAAGGGAGAGCTAAATCAGCTCTCCCTTTTTTTTGTCCTTTGTAGCAGCATTGCTGATGCCATGTCCAGCCATTCTATTGCGCGCTAAACGTGCACTTGCTGCAGAGTTCTCGCCGTGTCCGATCAAACAGCTCAGATGGAGCGGATGTGAGTGCTTCGTGAACTGTCAGCTCACTCAGATCTGCAAACTTGTGCTCCTCCAGGTAGTCTTGGCAGCAGGTGTAAGCTTGACCAAAACTGTTGACGTGCAGCCATTCGGTCAGGCGATTGCAGCCTGCTGTTCCGGGACGATCGACGGCGTTATCGATGGCGTGCTGACTCAGGTGCCCAGCGCGATCACAGAGGGGCCTCATCGCCTCGACGCGTGGATATATCGGGAGCAGGGTCTGCAACTCATGGAGCTGTCGGTCGGTATCTCCTTCAAGGAGGTCATAGAGGATCTGCTTCCGGCTCCAGTCGGCATCGTGGGCCCCGTTGACTCCGACGTGGACGGCTTGGCTGTAATGGGCGGGGTCGAGCGCGTGCAGGGCTCGTAGGCCTTTGATGATCTGATCAAACGTCGCTGCCGAGTTCAGGGTGTGGGCGGCGTAGCTCTCCGCATTGCCTGCTGGGAGATCGACCGAGTAGCATACGACCACGTCGCGGTACTCGTGCAAAAGCTCGTGGTGCTTCAGCAATCCGATCCCGTTAGTCAGGCAACAGAATTTCATACCGCGGGAGCGAAGGGCCTGCAGACGCTCGGCAAGAAGCGGATCTAGGAGGATGTCGTTGTAGGAGCTAAGCCAGAGGGTGAAGTCTTCCGCAATGCTTCCCTGCTGGATGCCGTCGAGTATGCCGTCCAGGAGACGCTCGAAGAGGGGCTGAGGCATGATTTGCCCTGCTGGTCGCATGGTATAACGCACCGGGCAAAACCAGCATTTACTGCCACAGTTCGCGTTGGGGTCGATCTGGATGTTTGTGATCTTCACGGCTCGCGGCGGCGGGGTTATCCCGAAGTGCTGGTAGACTGGGGCGGGATCTAGGCCAAGCTCGGCAAAACCGGTTAGGTAGTTGTGGATCTTGTCTTCCTGAGTAGGAGTGTAAGGACAAGTCACCTTCCCGTTCCTGGTATGGAAGTAATGCACCCAGCGCAGAAAGGGGAGACAAAGGGTGCGCTGGCCGGCTTGCCGGAATTTGGTGTGGATGTATCCTTCCTCGGCACCGAAACCGCGGTGATCCTTATTAAAGCCAAGCCAGGCGTCTTTGCGACAGGCAAAGAGGCCGAGGCCCATCATCTCTATCTCGTATGGTTCCTGCTCAGTCGAGACTTGCGCTCCGCGCCAGGTCCCCCACATGCTGCCTTCCCACTTATCCTGAAACGCGTCTGCCATTTGGGAAAGATCATCGTAGAGCATCGGACCTTGCAGCAGGTCCCGGCAATCCGGATGTGCGGCGCACCATTCCCGGAACCGGGCTACTGCGCCAGGGGGAAGCATAACGTGGGAGTCGATGCACATGACCCACTCTCCTCGGGCTTGGGCAAATACCTGGTCGCGAGGGGCGGCGGTCCCCTGGCGCTCGGTGTACCGCTCGTAACGCACCTGCGGGCTCAGCCAACTGGCGATGAAGTCGCGCAGGGTGTCGTCGCCGTAGTTGTCGATAACCAATACCTCGGTGTCGGTAAGGTCATGGTACATGCGCAGCGCCTGGAGAGTGAACCAGACCTCTTGGAAGTTGTTGTATGACGCCATTCCTATGGTTAACCTAGGCATTTTGTCCCCGCGCTTGTTTTGATCTTTATCGGACCGGTGTCGTTCAAAGAGACGCCGATCACCCCATCGGAAGTCTTAATCCGGAGGGAGCCTGATTCGTTTTTGGTTATCTGAATGGTGTAGCCTCCAATACTGAAGCGGATCGGCTTGACGGGAGGCAGAGTCGTGGTCGTGGTCGGTGCTGTCGTAGTGGTGGTTGGAGTGGACGTTGTCGTAGTAGTCGTTGTGGCCGGAGCACCAGTGGTCGTGGCTGGAGCAGGCGTTGTTGTCGTGGTCGGCGCTGACGTGGTAGTGGGAGATGCGGTTGTAGTTGCCCCGACGGGAGTGGCAGTCAAAGTATTACTTAAACTACTAGCGAGCCCGTTGATCATTGCCGACACTCTTACATAGCAGAGATCACCATTTGCTAGAGCTGTAAAAGTGTAGCTGCGAGCAGAAGTATGCAGATTCTGCACCCGACGTTCGTAACTTGTAGAGGTCGGGGCGGCCTCGGTGGAGAGGTATGCTGTGAAAAAGTTGGCGCCGCTGTGGGTCCAGTTAACGGTGATCTGGCCGTTGCCAGCGACTACGGTGGTTAGAACTGGGGCTTCAATTACCGGTGCCACCGTGGTGGTCGTGGTAGTAGTCGGAGACGCTGTCGTCGTGGTCGGAGCCGCGCTGGTCGTGGTTGGCGCCGCGGTGGTCGTGGTCGTAGTGGTCGGAGCACCAGTAGTGGTTGTAGAGATCACTCCTGTCACAGATTCAACAGTCGGCTTGATATACGCCGCGATAGTAGCAGCGCCTTGGACGTCGGGATGTTTTTGATTGATAGCTTCGGGGTGGGAAAAGACCCATCCGCTAGTCGCCAAATAGGTGGCCCCATAAGCGGCTGCTGCGGCCTGAACTGAGGTCTGTTCCTGCGGGTCGGGGAAAATTAGACCCAGGCAGAAAATTTTAGCTGTCGGTTGATCCGCTATAATTCGAGACAGCAAAGTAGTGTATTCAGCGTACCTGTTAGCAGTGCCATCATTTTGGATCGCTTCAATGAACACAACGTCAAATACAGGATCAGAGTGTACTACCCCTGCGGACTTATAGAGGTAATTGATCTGAGTGGCAGGGTATCCATTAGCTGGTTGAGTACCGTAGAACCCTGTCCCCCCGGCGGCATGGTTCCAGTTCTCATAACCTAATATCGCTGCCAGCTGATTTGAAACAGATAAACGTCCGCTAGTGCCGCCGTCCGCGAGCACTAGGTCACCATTAGCGATACTATCTCCCAGAGTCAACATTTTAGGGAGGCCAGTGGGCCATGGTGATATAGTCCGGCCGTCATCGATACTAAAACTTTTGACCCGGACCCCTTCTAAAGTGTCCCACCTATAATAGCTACCGGCAATAGACCAGATTTCGACGGTATGTTCCGTATCGGGTAATCCAGAGGCCAGTGACAGCGTCGAAAGGCCATTGATAGATGTTCTGATCCAAGCTCCACCGTCTACGGCATATTCAATAAAGTTTGGTCCAGTTGGAGAGGCCCATACCGCAAAGTTGAGCGCCAAAGAGGTACCAGTAAATCGGAGCCTAATGCGACACCCACTGGAGATAGCAACTCTTATTGGGCTGCCCCCTGACATGGTATCAGTCCACCTGCCGATATATGTTATACCTGAGTCATTAGCTAAGAAAGTTTGCATCAGTTTATCCTCATAGCGTGGTTTTATTACGTCATTGGTCAAAATGGGGATGGTTATTCCACATCCCGCCAGTGCAAACAGCACAGCAAATAACGCAAGGATACATTTCATACAGAACCACCTATGGTTACTGAAATACCAGGACTACCGCAAAACGCACATTAACACCTTTTTTATGGATGCGCCTAGTTAGTAAAAACCATGTAGGAATCAATATGCGTTATCCCCGCAGGAGCCACACCTGTCCAATCGCCTCTGATACCAGCTTTGCCCGCAGCAGTTATCGATGCATCAGTAACGGAAGCTATAACCGTACCGTTTATTTTGCCAACGATAGACGTGCCATTCATGACCAGAGCTACGGTATAGTTGCCGACAGCGGGGGTGCTTATAGTTCCTGTCGCCAATACAGTCTGCACGCCATTCACGTTCTTAAACAGGTAGTAATTTCCTGCGCTTTGCCCCATCAGCTGAAAACCATAAAAAGTGCCAGTAGCGGGATCCACTCTACCCATCACGCCCCCAGCGCTGTTCCCTAATGTACTGATCGTGAAAACTAGCTGAACCGTATAGTTTGCACTTGGAGGTGTCCAGCCGTTGTAGTAGGAAGACCAATTTGTAACATCTCCCATTTTCAGAACGCCAGATGCAATAACGGCTGTTCCTGGTTCTTCAGCATTCGCGGCGCCAGACTTCAGGTATTTCACCCACCCATGCCCGGTGTTACTGATGTGATTGTTTAGGAGTGTGCCATCAGTGTCTGTGAAGCTGTCATAAACAGACCAAACAATAAACGGTGAAGCTGCAGACCACCCTCCAGCATAAGCACCAGATCCGCTTCTGCTCTCTGTCACCCTGACAGCAGGCGTATAGGTCTGTCCTGAGACGAGGTTTACTGAAGACAGCGCATATCCCGCGCTTGGAAATGCGGCTATTGCAGCGATCCCAGGGTCACCGTATGTAATAAAGGAATCCGTCATTCCTGCTGGGAGGGTATTTCCCGCCGCTGTCATCGCTGCAGACAGCGCGGCTCTGTTGGCATAACTTGTTAGTATCCATCCCCGGCCTGCGGCTTGCGCTGCTGCTTCAGTCTCGCCTCCCAGCTTCCACACTATCTCAATCAGCGTCACTGCATCCCCGGACTGAATTCCGCTAACTGCACCCGTCAATTTTGCATCCATACAATCCTCCTATTCGTAATATGTCGTTGCACTGAAAGGAGCTGAAAACGTTCCGACAGTGAGCGTTGCAGTGGTCGTTTCATCATAGCCACCGGAAGTTAGAACCCTTACCTTCAAGGTATCACCGTTAGTTACGGTACCCGCCGAACTGACATAGGCACCGCCATTTTTCGAGTACGAGCCTCCGGAGATGGAGACAGCCGCAGTGGAACTCAAGCCCGCAATGGCAATAGAGTTCGACTCGATCAGAGTGCTGAAATTCTGATCATAAGCAGGATTGAAACTGAAAGTATTTGGCGTTATGTCGCCAGGCGCAGCGGTCGTGGTTGTCGTCGGCGCTGATGTTGTCGTAGTAGTGCCGCCAGACTCGCTGAAATCACTAAAAACTATAGTTGATGTCGGGGCCACATTTGGCGCGGCCGTAGTAGTCGTGGTCGTCGTTGTCGGCGCTGCGGTAGTCGTAGTAGTGGTCGTGGTGGTCGTAGTCGTTGGAGCCGCCGTAGTCGTGGTCGGAGCTGCCGTCGTGGTCGTAGTTGTCGGCGCCGCAGTAGTTGTGGTCGTAACAGGTTCAGAGAAGTCGCTGAATACGATCGTCGAAGTGGGCGCGACATTCGGAGCGACAGTGGTTGTCGTGGTGGTCGTAGTTGTCGGAGCAGCAGTCGTAGTTGTCGGAGCCGCGGTCGTAGTCGTGGTTGTCGGAGCCGCCGTGGTGGTAGTCGTGGTCGGAGCTGCCGTCGTGGTCGTAGTTGTCGGCGCCGCAGTAGTCGTGGTCGTAACAGGTTCAGAGAAGTCGCTGAATACGATCGTCGAAGTGGGCGCGACATTCGGAGCGACAGTGGTTGTCGTGGTGGTCGTAGTTGTCGGAGCAGCGGTCGTAGTCGTGGTTGTCGGAGCGGCAGTCGTAGTCGTCGGCGCTGCCGTAGTGGTCGTTGCCGCAGTTTCGGTCGTCATGCTCCAAACGTCAGATACAGTGCCGATGGTCAGTGTGGTGCTGCTTATTGCGGAATTGAACGGAGACGATGTCATACGGAGAGTCACAGTGTCGCCATTGCTTACCGTGCTTGAGGTACTCCTCCAGGCACCGCCGTTCACCCGGTATTCCCCTCCATTCCCGGCAATTGAAATCGCGGCAGCCGCATTAATACCAGAGATGGTTATAGTGTCGGATATGTATAGTGTGCTCACCGAGATGTTGTTCACGTCGCTAAAACTGAAGGAGTTTGGCACTGTATCCGGCCCTGCCGTTGTGGTCGTTGTGGTCCCAGGCGCAGCAGTCGTAGTCGTAGTAGTCGGCACTGCGGTCGTGGTACCAGGCGCGGCTGTAGTTGTGGTTGCTACCAGCAGATCCATACGTATCACCATGCTGTACCCGGCGGCAAAAAAAGCGTTTTCCTCTGCCTGGCTATAGGCTTCGCCGACTGTCAGGCCGGGCTCACTACCGAATCCCCGAACCATCAAGATCCCGGTGCGCGGGTCAATGCTCACGGACGGGCGTGAAGAGCTGATCGCTACCATCCGGCTCATGCTATCCTCCCCTCGATGTTGATCCTGAATTTATCGGTGGTCTCCATCTTTCCGTCTGCATCTGTGATGATCAGGTCGGCGTCCCACTCGCCCTGCTGCAGGTCGTTGATCGCCCACGGAAACTCGAATGTCCCGCCGATCGCTGAGGTGATGACGGCTACCTTTTGCAGCGGGGTCGGGTAGCCGATCTGCAGCACGATGACGTGGCCTGTCAGGTTCTCGGTGTATTGGCATTTCGTCGGTTTGGTGTCGCCGGCGGTCAGTTCAAGGATGTTCATGCGCTGCGTCTCCTTATCCCTTCCGGAGTGACTTCAAACCTCTCAGGGTGATACTCATCACCTGCCGACACCTCTACCTCGACTGCGGTTACCTCACCGGCCTCCCATGCCGGCAAAAGCTCCGGGTAGCCGTTCTTGATGTGCAGCTCTGCCGACTCGGCAGACTCACCAACCAGCCATGCCAGAATCTGTGCGACGTTTTTGATAACCAAAATCCTAGTCATACCTGCTCCCTTTAGATATTTATCCGGCAACATGCAGCAGCGTCAGACACACTGCCGACGGCAGTGCCTGCATTTTTCGCCTTCAGCTGCATAAACACCGTGATGGTTTGCAAACCCTGGGTGCCCACCTGCAGCGGTAGCAAGAAATTGGAAAGCACCGGATAAGGAGATGCGACTTCATTACTGTAAGAGGTACCGACCCTGAATCTCTGATAGGCAGTCTGAAAATCTTCGAACTCCGTACCCGAACCACTAAGGGACGCCGTCAGCGACAGCACTACCGGTATGCTGCAAAAGGGGACTTGAATATTCGCAGAACCTACATCGGCCCAGGCATTCCCGCCGATAGATGCCGAAGCGATGGTAATCGGCGTCGATCGCGCAGCCAGCGCCTCGATCCCGGCAAGCCCCACACCGTCGAAATATGCCGTGCCGGCAACGTTGGTGTCGGAATGCCCCCCTACCAGATCGAGTTTGTAATACCGTGCATTGGCCGGAGGAGTGAACGAGGTAACGAAGCAGGTCGGAGTTGTTGGATTGGCGCTGCTTTCGTACAGTACCGAGGTGGAGATGAAAACTTTCGCCTTACTAAAGAACCGCACCTGTACCATGTTGTGCATCCCTGCGGCAGTGGCCCAGTGGATGAAGCTGAGGACGCTCTTCTGTACCTGCGAACAGGCGCAGTAGTCGCTCTCGTAATAGCCGCCGCCGTTTCCAACCCCGCCGGGATGCACGATCTTGAGCGCGGTGGCACCGTGTGCCGGCACGTCGGTCACGAGGGAACCGGAGCCGCCCGGGTAAGTGTTCAGGGTCCAGTTGTCCGGCTGGCCGTTGCCGTCGGAGTCCACCTCGAACGAGCCGTTCGGGATGCCGCTGGCGGCCAGGGTCCCGATCTGGCCATAGAGAAATTTCAGCGAGTTCCAGGCCTGCCGCATATGCTTTAGCACCGGGTACCCGGGAGTCAGCTCGGTCTCTTCAATAGGATCCCACGCCATCAGTTGCTCCTCATTCAGTAATAAAAAAAGCCCACGTCACCGTTGGGCATCTTGCCCAGGTCATCGCAATAAAACCCGCCGTATTCCTGCTGCGCGGCCGTCGCATCCTGGTACACCGGAGCATCCTCAGGCGCATAGAACGCCGACCGCCGCACGTTCAGCCGCTGCACCTTCAGGTCTATCTTGCTCCCCCGCGGTTCCCGGTAAATGACCTGTGCCCGCGTGTGGATCGGCGTGCCGTCCGGCTGCAGCAGCTCGTCGGTGAAGAGAGTGACAAAGCTACCCGTCAGGATCTCGCTGTCCTTCAGCTCGACCGACAGCGTGATGACCGGCGCTGCGTCCCGGCGGTTGAAGAGCCGGCGCGCCAGCAGATCCCTGATGTAGTCGGCGAGGATCTCCTCCTGCATGATCCCGCTCTTCAGCCAGCGGCAATAGATTCTTTCCGTGATGGTCGCGGCGTATTCCCGCTCCGCATCGAGGTTCACCCCGACGTCGCGCTGCACGTAGCTCTCAGCGGTGTCGACCGCGCCCAGCACGTCCTTGTCCCAGTAGAGCACCGACCTGGTCACCCGGATCTTCTCGTTCATGTCCACGCTGGCAGAGCCGGAGACCACGGTCGCCGCATCGGTAACGCTCCGGTAGCTGCGCCCAGGTGCGTTCGGGATGTTGCGGGAAAGGGTCACCTTCAGGTTCTCGGCAACCCAGATCTTGCAGTCAAGCAGATCGACCAGGCCGAAGCTTTCCGGCGGCAAATCGGTCGAGCTGGAAAGGGATTTCGACTGAGAGTTGACGCCCAAAAGCAAATCCGAGAGCTTGGTCGGCTTGTCCAGGAACGCGGTCATAGCGACCTCGCCGCCGGGCCAGTCGCGCCAATGATCGATCGCGGCGCTGTCGACCTGTCCGGGAGGGAGTGCAGCGTCGACCAGGAGCAGCTCCTTCAGGATGTCGAAAGGGTTGGCCGGCGGGTAATAGCGGCAGATCTGCACGGCATCCTTCGCGCCGTGCCCCAGGGCGATGGTTCCCATCACTCCCCTGGTGCATCCGTGGAGCCGGCGCTGCGCCCGGTCAATCGCGGCGTACTGGATGATCTCCTCGCCGATCTTGACGTACCCGGCATCAGGCAGCAGCGGCACATCGGCGGTATCGTCCAGGATCATCTCCAGCGCGTCACCGGCGATATCCCCCAACAGCTTGGTATCCTGCTGTGGCGGGACCTCGATGTCGCCGATACCCTTCAGCAGATCGACGGTCTGCAGAGTCGTGATCTCCCCCCGGACCGTCACCAGCTCCAGCGGCTCGTTGGCCCGCAACTGGAACTGCTCAAAGCTGTCGCCCAGGAATCCCTCGTATATCTCCAGCAGCCGACCCTTGTAGTTCGGGTTACGGGCTATGAGCTTCTTGAAGTAGGTTCCCTGGACCGACGCTCTCTGCTGCACGTAGGGATCGATGCCGATATCGCCGTCAGGCTCGTCGATCAAATCGATCTTGATTCGTCCGGTCACCGTCACCGTGTTGGTGATCTCGGTAGGGAGGTAGCTCACCGAGCTGAGATACGGTCTGGGGCCTGGCCACGGGATCGGCGCATCGGCCGAGCTGAATTCGTAGATCTTGCTGCTCTTGTCAAAGGCCGCGGCGACCTTGCAGGTGTGATAGGTGTTGTAGCAGGGCTCGCCGACTCCCGTACAGGGCGCCACCCCGAAGGAGCGGGAACAAAAGTCCAGGGTGACCCTGACCAGGGTGATCGGCACGCGGCATGGCGCTGTGAGGTTGGCGAGATAGGTCACAGTTCCATCACCCCCTGCAGCTGCAGCTTAAGCGAGTCGTAGTAAGCCAGCACCGACACGGAAGGGTCGTATTTCCCGATATCCTTCACGAAGAAGACCATCTCCGGATAGGTGTCGGTGTCCCAGGCCCAGAAGAAGTAGCGGCGGTACCGGGCGTGTCCCTCCCAGAAGGGCCGGTAGGTCTGCTCCACCCAGACGCGATCGATCAGGGAAAAGGCAGGCAGGATATCGATTGGGAAATAGCGCACCACCGTCCCGAGCGGGTTGCCGGTTTTGGAGGTGGCCGATTCCTCGACAACGCTTGCCGAGTACGGCACAAACGGCGAGTTGGGGGGGAAGGGGAACTCGATCCGGGAGCCGATCATGGCAACCGCCAGATAAGGGGCGCTGCCGGCAGTGACGATCTTCAGTCGCCAGTAAAGGCCGTATCTAGACGTGAAGTTCTTCAGCAGCGCCTTGTCGTTAACCGGCTTGAAAGGGGCGATCACAGTCGACCAGGTCGCCCCGTCCATGGAGCGCTCCACCGAAACGAGCGCCGCCGCGCTGCCCAGGTTGTGGCCGATGATCCCCAGGCAATCGGCCTTGGCAGCCGCCGGGGACTGCACCGTCAGATACCAGGTCCCTGCCGCGGGAGCCTGCCAGAATGTGTAGGAGCGGCCGTCGGCGATGTGCAGCGCGTCGAAGCCTGCAGCGGTACCTGAGGCAGTCGGCGGCGCATCGAGGAAGCGGTTATCAGCCAGGATGATCGGTTTAGCCATCAGCGCACCCCGTCGTTTGCAGCCCGGCGCATGGCGGGGTAGATGGCGCGGGCCAGTTTGTCTTCATCCACGCCGAAGTTGATACCGTAGAGATGCACGTTGTAGATAGGGGCCGGCGCCGCTTGCGTCCCCTGCGCGCCGGAAGCGCCGGCCCCGGAGCCTCCGGAGATCGATGCCGACACTCCGGCCGAAGCTGCGCTGTTGACCGAGGAGCTACTGCTGTCCGGACTGGCGGACCAGATCTGGGCCAGTTGGGCGCCACCGTACAGCACGGTCGCCGCGGCGTAAGCAAGACCCAGCCAGTAGCTTGTTTTGGCACCGTCGTCAAACGCCTTCATGGCAGCCGATGCCGTGCTGATCACCGTCTCGCCCGACTTCATGATCTGGTAGGCACGGAAGGCGGCGCGGCTTTTTTGCCCGGACAGGGCATAAAAGATGTCTGCAGCACTGGCCATGTTGGCGAAGGCCGTCTGGGCATAAGACGCCTTGGCATAATACTCGGCGCGGTCAAGCTCTCTTTGCTTCTGGCTCTTGTCTATCGAGAGCTGCAGGGACCTCTGCAGGTATTCCCGCTCTTTGGCAAGTTTCTGCGTAGTCGACAGAGTCAGGCTGCCCAGGTCATAGGCGTATTGCCGGTCCAGCTCCTCCTGCTTCCAGGCGTAATGAGCGGCCAGGGCGCCCTGCTCCTGTCCCAGGAAGTGCAGCGTCGCCTCTTCCCCGGTGCGGCGGATCGCCTCCATCTGCATAGCGTGGGCGAAGGCGAGATCCTCCTCCTTGGCCAGCAACAGTGCCGTCTCGTTGGCCTCCTCGACCTTGGAACCGTTTATCTGCAGCTGGAGCCGGAGGGACTCGGCCTGCAGCGCGTTGCGCTTCACCTGGTCCTTTTCGTGGGCGCGGTCGATATCCAGGCCCTGCTGCTGCAGGGTGAGGATCTGGCGCTGCCGCTCGTAGCGGTTCCCCAGCGCCTGTTCCTCCGAGATCTGGCCCGTCTTCAGCTTGTAGGCATCCAGCTTGTCGAGCCACGCGGCCTGCTCCTGGAAGTTCTTCTGTGCGATCTGTGCTTCGGCCGCGGCAATGGCATAGGCCTTCTCGACCACCATGTCGTCGAAGAGATCGTTGCGTTCCTTCTTCTGCAGCCGGTACGCCTCGTCGAGCTGCGCCCGGGTAGCCTTATGCGACAGCAGGCTGTTGATCTCCTTCTGGTGTTTCATATCCAGCTGGATCAGTTCCCGGTCGTTTTTCTCCTTCCCGATCATCAGGTCGCGCTCGCGGATACCCACCAGGGTCGCCGTGATATCCGCCTGCCGCTTGCGCTCCTTTTCCGCCGCGGTAGCCGCCGCCCGGTCCTGCATCTCCTGTTCCTGGCGCAGCCGCTCCTTCTTGGCCTGTAGCGCCGCCTGGATAGCGGCCTTGTCGTCGCCCCTTGGCGCGGCGGCAGCGGCGGCAACCGGCCCGACCGCATTTTCCCTGAGCTGCTCCGCTCTCGTTTCGTCCCAGGTCTTTTGCCAGGCAATCCTCTGCACCTCGATCTGCTCGAGCGCCTGGCCCATTGCGGCCGGGTCAAACAGGTTCCCCAGGACCGCCGCCCCCGCTTGCCAGATGACCACCAGGCTGTGCCACGCGACCGCCAGCCCCCAGACCACCTCAGTGCCGAAATCCCGCACCGACTGGAACTGCGCGTTCAGCATCTTCCCGAATTCCCAGCCGATCACGAAGGCCGAGAGCACTCCCATGGCGACCTTCACCGACATGAGCCCGGCCGTCGCTACCGTGCTGGACGCCATCACGGACTCGCCCATAAGCCCTACCTTGGCCGAGGTTACCACGGCTGCAGCACCGGTCAGGCTCAGCTGCATAGTCATCGTGGCGAGTACTCCGGAGAAGATCCCCGCGCCCGCGGCAAGTCCCCCGGTCATCGCAGTCGCCACGACAATGGCGGCAGAGTACACGCCCAGGATCGCCGCGCCGTAGAGAAGCCCTTCGGAAAAGACCTTGATCATCATCTTGGCCGCCTCAAGCTCTGCGGTATGTTCTCTCACCAGCCGCATCCCGCCAGAAACGGTGCCGTAGAAGGCCGTGGCTCCCGCCGTCAGCTCCGGAAGGAAAAGCTGACCGAAGGCGAGTTTCAACTCTTCCACCGGACGTGCAGAGGATGAGATTTTGGCCGCAGCCAGGTCCATACTCTTTACGTACAGGTCCAGCAGAGGCCGACCGTTGACCAGCGCTGCATTGAACAACAGCTGCACTTTCTGCTGCTGCGACAGGGATTCGGCCGACTTGCCGGTGGTCTGCTTGTAATCGCGCATCGCCGATTCCAGGGTGACCGTGATGCCGAGGGTGTTCAGGATCTCCGGCTGCAGGGTGATGATCCCCCTGATCAAGCGGTTCAGAGCTTCCGAGGATGAGATGGTTTCGCCGGTAAGCGAGGCCATGCGGGCCGCACCTTGTGACAGCCTGGCCAGTGGCACGGCCTGTTCGAGATCCAGTTCGGCGCGTGCCATCATGGCGATGGTGGAAGTAGCTGCCATCGAGGTGATATTGACGTCTTTCAGGCCGTCCCGGTATCTGGCCATTTGCGCGACGGTCCGGCCGGTGGCGTTGCCGACCACTCCCAGGGCGCGCTCGGCCATTTCCACATTCGCGGCGAACATGGTGGCATCTTTGCCGCTCTCCAAAAGCTTGAAGGCGCCGAAAATCCCGGCCGCTTCCGCTACCAGGCTCCTGATTTTTGCCGTCAGGCGGTCGACGGTAGCCGTTTGGCTGTCCATAGCCTTAGCCACCGACTGCGAAGCCTTGACCCCTGCCAGCTCGTACTTGCTGCTCTGGTCAATCAGCTTTTGAACGGCGTCGTGATGGGCTTTGTTGACCGTTGCCATAGTTGCCGAGGTGGTCCGCGCCTGGTTGGTCACCCGGTCCAGATAACCGATAGTGGCAGTCTCAACCTGAGCCACCGCCCTGGCGCCCGATGCCTTGTACGCCTGCCACTCCTCGCTCATCCGCTTCATGGCCGCGCCATGGCTACCCTCGAGGCGCATGTACTCGCCCATGCGCTCCGCCACGAACTGGCGCCAGGTGCTGGCCATGCCGGCAGTGGCGTCACGGGTGACCTTGGCCACCCGGTCCATTGCCGCGCCCTGCTCCGTCACGATGCTCTGTGCCGTGGCGATCGCCGCGCTGCCGTCGGCGCTGTATTCAATTGATACGGTATTCTCGTTGGCCACGTGCTCTCACTTATCGTGTTTGACGACTTCCAGTTCGCTTTTCAGCTGGCCTATCCCTTGCCACTCTTCCAGGGTCAGCTCGTTGCGACTGAATGGGTAGCCCCCCTGCTGCAGGGAGTGCAGAAACATGATGTGGTTGAACCAGGTGGAAGTGCTTACCTCGCGGGCTTCGCAGGCACTGCAGACCGCCGGCAGGGCCGGTCCGCAGTTTTCAGCGCAAGCCGCTTTCTTCTCCGGAGTGCAGGCGTTCCTTAGCTGCCGGAGGTCTGCGAGGAAGCTAAAGGGACCGCTTCACCCTTCTCCTCCAGGAGCGCGGTTTCCTCCCCCGGGGCGAGCGGTATGGGAAGCTCGAGCTTGTCCAGGAGCTCATCAGCATCGGCAATCCCGGCGGGGCCGGTGATCGCGGGCCCGGAGCCCGCTAGGGCGATGACCGGCTCTTCGGGGCTATCGTCCTCGAACTCGATGCTGTTCGGCAGGATCTGTTCCCCCTCGAAGATCTGCTGGCCGAGAATCATCAGCAGGTCGGAAGCGCTGTGGTAGACCAGTTCCTTCCAGTCCGCGCGGTACCCCTCCTCACCGGGGGTCGAGGAGATAACCGCGCCGTCGAAGGCGAAATCGCCGGTCCGGATGCCGGTCAGGATGGCAAAGCCGGAGTTGAGCCTCGCCTCGGCGATCCTGGAGATGATCTTGTTCCCCTGACGCTTGGTCTGGCTCTTCGTGAAGTTGATCCGCTCCACCGTGGTCGGCGTGCGGTAGTAGAAAACGACTTTGCCGCCGCCCATGGCATCGTTCAGTGTCAGTACGTTTCTGTCGCTGCTCTTCAGTTCGCGCATTGCATCTCCTTGTCATCCGTCGTTTGTTGTGGTCTTTGCCCCCTCAGAGAAGGGGCAACTCTTGATCTCTTAGCTGAACTTGAACTCGATCTCGTCGTTGCCGTTCACCGGCACGAATTCCAGCGGCATCCCCAGGGTCAGGATGTTCTCGCGGTCGGCGTACTTCATCTGGTCCAGCTGAACCCCGGGGGCGCTGACCACGCAGCGGTTGCCGGCTTCGGCGCCGAAGGTGGCCCCGTAGGCGAACTGGGCCGAACTCTCCCACATGCCCCAGAAATCCTTGGTCGCCTTGGACACCATCTCCGGGTCGATCTCTCCCGACACCTTGCGCTCCTTGATGAAGTAGGAGAGGATCCCGGTTGCCGCGTTGGCATCGGATCGCCTGCCGATGTCGTTTTTCACCGAGATCTTGATGGTCTCGATCACCGCCGCATAGCTGTCCAGGGTGAAGGCGGCGTTGCGGAACAGCGGCGGCTTCGTGGTGTTAAAGACGGGAGACGCCGGGATGTTCTGATCCACAGGCCCGGCGTAGAGCCCCTGGAACTCCCACTTGACCTTGCCGTACTCGTTGACCTTCGCTTCCAGCTCCGGACCGGTGCCCCGGCAACCGACCGCCTTGTGCAGCAGGTTGTGGCGGTAGAAGTAAATGGTGAGCGATTCGCCCGCTTCGCTGGAATGCGGGTTGTACTTGACGCATTCCGACCCGGCAGTCGAGACGAGGGTCTCGGTGAAGTTGCAGCCGCGGAACAGGACGCCGATCTCGGGCGGTGCGACGGCAGGGGCAACGCCCTTCCCCTTCAGCTCAGTCAGGAAGCCGATCTTGATACCCTCGCCCACGACCAGGAACGACTTGGAGCCGTAGGCCGGCTTCACGTTACCCCGCTCGAGCTTCTTGCTGATCGGCTCGACCTCAGGGTTCTCGCACAGGAGCGCGTCGGTAGCCGCCACCGGGACAGCGTCCGTCCCATAAACCGTCTCGACCTTCGCCAGTATTACCGCCTTGCTCTTAAGCATCGCGCTTCACCTCCCTTGACTTGCTCTTTGTGCCGGCATCGGGTACCGGTGTTTTCTCAGCTGCCTGCCGGGCCGCCATGGCCTCGTCTCCCAGGTTGGGGGCGAGCTCTTCGCCCTCTTCGATAAATGATCCAGGTACACGTTCCATGTGCCCTCCTTAGGCGATGATCTGTTCCGTGATGGTGATATAGACATCTGCGTGGTGGCAGAGGACCCCGCCGAACATGCGCTGATCGATCTGGTCCGCCTGCACGCAGGAGTTGTTAGGGTTGAGACCATCCATGTAATACCAGTGGTCCGCATCTCCGCCGGCAGGCTCCGCGGTGCGGAACTTGGCGGCGATCTTCTCGATCAGGACCTGGAACAGCTTGTCCGTCTCGATCGCATCCTGGAGCCCCATGTACCCCTTGGCCACGAAACGGTGATGCCGGAAAAAGGTACTGCCGCGCTTGGTCTCCCGGGCGGAAGCCCTGGTCAGCTCCCAGCCGAGAACGCTCTTCTTGTGGTCCGGGCCGGGTATGGTGAAAAGTTCGAGGAACTTCGACTCGGTCGAGGCTTGCCGCTCGTAATCGTGCACCACCCCGACGTTCTCTACCGACAGGAGCTTCGCCTTGATGTCCGCCATGATCGCCAGGTAGTTATCCACCGTTTAGCTCCCGTACCATCTGAAATCCGTAATGCCCCGAGATGCCCTTCAGCGCACCCCAGTTTTCCTTGAGCCCCTTGGAAAACATATGCTTCCCTTCAAAACCTTTTTGACCGATCTTCCTTCTCACCACGAACTCGATGCGTTGCGCCGCCACGGTATCGAGCCCGAACTTCACTTCCAGCCAGCGGACCAGGCTTCCCTTGGGCGGCATCCCCTTGCCAGCGGCCCTTCCCTTTTCGATCACGGCGCCGTACTTGTGGGCCGTAGCGATCACTCCCTTGAAAACCGGCGTTCCCTTGCCCTGGAAGTCCGCCTGGATCGAGCCGAGCAGACCGCCCTGGGCGCCGTAGACCCCCTGAGGGGTAGCGGCCTTGATCTTCGGCAGGAGGAACATCACTATCTCGGTGATAGCGAGCTCCTGGTTGCGGCGGATGATCTCCGGCGCCTTTCCCTCCAGGAGCGGCCCCTTGACCGTTAACCGCGCTACTAGATTCATCCCCGTCTCCCGTGGGTGAGCCGGGTGCGGCCGCTATCCTGAGGCGCAGCGCTAGCCATGGCCGCGCCGACCGTGTCCGAATCCTTGATGCCCAGATGCCCCTTGTAGCGGCTCTCCAGGAAGTCGGCCAGGCGACGGAATTGATCGGTTTTCGATCCGTAGTCTACGCTGTCTGCCTGGATGGTCGGAGTACTGTTCTGTCCGCTGGCCGCGGATAGCATGCTGCAGCAGACCGATGCGGCAAGGTCGGAGACCGCTTCCAGATCCACCGCGGAAACACTGTCCTCTGTGTGGCAAACCGTGTAGGTCAGGCGCAGCACCTCTGACGCCGGCAGCTTCATGTTGAGAAGCCGCAGCTTCTTTCCAGAGGGAGTGCCGTAGATTTTCCAATCCCTGCGGTCCAAAATCTGCTCAGGCACCAGATCCACCGGGTACTCGACCGAGGTGACCGAGGAGAATCCGTCCAGCCAGTCGCTCGGCAGCTCGCAGTCGTTGGCGCCGGTTCCCGGGATATCGACCACCACGGGAAAGGGGCGCACCTTGCTGTAGCGGTTCAGCGCGGAAGTGATCGCGGTCAGGTAATCATCCGGATCCGTCAGCTTGCCGCTGTCGTCTTTAACTTTCGATTTGACCAGCTCGACCAGGTTCATAGCTCCCCTTCTCAAAAGGGGGCGGGTCCCGCCCCCTTTTCTCGATCACTTCCGCCCTGCGGCGATTGCTATTCTGTCAAAGCCTCTTAAGGACCAGCGTCAGCGTTATGTCCCGCCATTTCGGCAGGGTCCCTCCCGCAGCCAGGATTACCGACACCGTCCCTTCATCGGTAAGTTTCGGCGTGGTTGTCAGCACGGCGTCCGCGATCGCGCCGGCGGTCACCGCGACCGGAGTCGAGAAGACGGACGTGCTCCCCGTCTTGACGTCGACGGTGAGAGTGGGGTTGGTCCCCGTCACATCCCTGGCCGTAGCCGAGGCGGCAATGACCCGATAGGGAAACGGCGCCTTGAATTTCGCCGCCGTAATCGCCGTCGAACTGTAGGTACCCTGAATGGGAAGCACCATGATCTGGTAGCCGGTGGATGCCGGGGAGGGATTGAGGGTGGCGGCCGTGGCGGCGAAGGCGCCAAGGCAAAGGATGCAGGCGATCAGTACGGCGCTTAACAACTTCAACTGCTTCATGCTTCACTCCTTTTCATGATGTTGTTGTCGGGGCGCAGCCTGGGCTGCGCCCCTACGTTGCTGGATCGCGGAGGCTTAGGCTACCTGGGACTTGTAGGCGCCGCGGAAGTCGATCACATCCGAGTTGTAATCGTGCTGGATCTTGTACTGAATCCCGCCGTTAACGAACATCTGGCCGGCGGTCGGGTTGTTGGCGATGAACATTTGGGGTTCCTGCTGACCGTTCAGGTAAGCAAGCTCCACGATCTCGATCTCGTTGGGATCGGCGAACATCATCCAGTCGTTGGCGTCGGTCTGGAACGGGTTCTCGAAGAGCCCCGCTTCCTGGAAGAAGCCGTGCATGGCATTGCCGTTCTCCACCGCAACCGCCTGCGGATTGAAGTTGTTCACGTTCTTCACGATGCCAAACAACTCGGAAGGATACGCCACGGTGACCGGACGCAGCATGAGACGCTCGCCGCTTCCCGGTTCGACCTGCTTCGCCATGGCGACCTTGCCGGCGAGAGCCGCCGGGATGGAGTAGGCGGCAGAGCCCAGGTTGCCGTGATCGACGTGGAAAATGGCCTTGCCGTCCCCCTTGTAAATGGCATTGGTGAGGAACGGGGTCCAGACCGAGCGGGCCAGACCACGGCGGGCGCCGCGGCCGAGTCGGCTCACGATCTTGTCGACCAGGCGCAGATCGTCGTTGATGATGGTCTTGCGCTTGATGGTGATGACGCCGCCCTTTTCCATCAGGGCGTATTCCACCATCTCGTCGCCGACCTCGCCCAGATCCGGGTAATCGTCGGTGTCGGTGTCGATGGTCGGCAGATCACCGTAGTAGCCGATGATCATGGTTTCCAGCTTGCGGAAATCCTTGGCGTTGCGGATGTTGTTGCCGACGATCCGGGAGACGCCGTAGTCGCTCATCTCGCGGTAATCCTGGGCAACGCGGCGGTACAGGGTATTGCCGAGCGCATAGGCGAAGGTGGCGCCGTCATAGGCGGCCTGCAGCCGGCGGGCGTTCTCCGGGGTCATAACTCCCGTCACGTCCGTGTCGCCGGTCATTTCGACGTAGGCTGCGCGCAGCGAGGAAAACTTCCCGATCGACTTCAGTTCGTCGGCGACCTTGACGCCAAACATCTGGTCCATCGCGGCCTGCAGCTTCTCGCCGCTCTCGTAGCCGACCCGGACGTCGCCGGCGCCGCTGACCCTGCCGGACGCGGTGAGCTGGTCCACCATCACCTTGGTGCTCTTGATCGCCGCCTGGAGAGTGGCGGGCTCGAAAACCTTACCCGCGAACTGCTCACGGATGTTGGTCTGTGCGGCGGGCGGCAGCAGGCTCCCGGACAACTCGTTATCGAGCCTCATACTGCAGGCCAGCAACCTCATCTCGGTCAACTCGGCCGGCTCGGACTGCACCTGGAATGCGGCAGTCAGGTTCGATACTACAGAGGCCACCAGCGTAGCGTTCGCGGCGTCTCCGCCGGCTTCCGCTACCGTCGCTGCCGCCACCATCTGAAGCGCCTGGTCCTCGCTCATGGTACCGGCCTGCATCCCCGTGGTGATCTGCTGGTGCAGATCGGGACGCTTCGTTTTAATTGCGACCAACAGTTTTTCAAACATCTCTGAATCCTCCTTGCCTGCCGTGGTAGCGGCGGCCATGCGAATGAACTTCCCTTCGTTGGTAGGTGAGTAAACCACATCGATCTCGACAGACTTGATGGTTACCGGTTCCTTGACCTTCTTGCCGGCCAGCAGCCGGGTTGTGGTGATTGCGGTTACATCGTGGGAGAACCCGATCAAATCGGTTTTGCCGCGCTCGAAAGAATCGACCACCATGTCCCGCAGCCACTTGGCGCTCTTCAGGATCTGGAAATCGCCGATCAGGGCATCGCCGCCGTCGGTCACATTCTCGGTCCAGCCGACGATCTCGCGAACGGACTTGCCGCAAGGGCGGTCGGCGGCCTGCACATGCTGGGTATCCATCAAACAGAAAACCCGGGCGCCCTCGTAAAGCGGGATCGCCGCAACCAGCGGCTCCCTCGGCCAGTTTATGGCACGTCCCACTGCCTGACCGTACTTGCAGATCTGCACGCGCCAGGTGTAGCCGAAATCATCCGAGCCGGCATCCCCGACCGCAGCCATCAGCTGGCCGCCTGCCGCGGAAAGAGGTACGTAGGTCACTTCGCGCTCGACTGCTTTCGGCTCGCCGAGGCTGACCTTGTCACCCTCCATGCTGTAGCTGCACTGGAACAGGTCTTCGGAGCCGCCGACCTGGTACACCACGGAATCCGGGTAGGTTTCCACGATGTAGCAGTAGATCTCCTTCCCTTCCCGGTCACAAAGTGCGGCGGTGACCTTGTCGCGGATATCCCCGAAGCTCATCCGGCTCTCGGTTGCGGCCGGCACGGCGGCTGCCTGGAGGCGTTCCCTTTTAAATCGTTTCCCCATCGGTCACCCCCGCCTTAGTTCTTCTTCTGCACCGTGTGGCACTGGCCGTCCGCAGCGACGATTCGCACGGTGGTCTCGGTTTCCCGGAAGGAGAGCACATCCTCCGGCGTCAGCGGCCGGATGAAAGGGATGTTGCGCCGCCTTTGACCAGGCTCCGCTTTGCCCCCCTTCTTCGCCCCCTTGAAACCCAGCCCAGCAAGCCAGGCCGGATCGAACGCCCCCTCCTCGTTATCATCCCCGAGTAGTACCAGCCGCCCCTGGGGGAAGAACTCATCCCCGATCATCTGCCGTACCTGGTCCTCGGTCACGGCCCCCTGCAAAAGCTCGATCACCCGTTCCTCGGTCACCAGCCCGGCAAGCTTCAGGGCCAGCTCTTTGCCGATCCCCTCGGTTGCCGCGCCGATCAGCAGCACGACATTCTTCTCGGTCGCCAGCCCCAGGATCGCCTCCGTGATCAGTTCCCTTGCCCGGTCTTCGCTGATTCCAGCCCCTACATTTTTGTTTGCCACTCGTGGCCTCCTTTTTGAGCTACGCCGCCTTTTTCATGTTCACCTGGTACTGCTTCTGGTCCCAGCTTGCCGCGAAATCTTCCGCGCTCCCCCAGCGCTCCATATAAGGAACATGGGTGCAGCCGCAGCGGATCACCTCCTTGATGGGTGCCTGCGGATCCCGGGGGTACATCACCGGCTCGCCGGCGCTGGTCCGATAAAACGGGGTGCCTACCTTACGGTGCTGGCCATGCATCATCAGATGAGGCACCCTGGGCGTCTTCGGGTGGCCCGCATGCAGCCACAGCCGCTGCAGTCCCGGGAGATCGCTCTCAGCGGCCGCGATGCTCCTCTCGGTAGCGATGGAAAAGGCCCGCCCCATCTCAAGCCCGGTGATGACCTCGGCACGCTCGCCGATCGTCTTGAAGATGCTCGGCCCCGACAGGTTCCCCGCGATCTCCGCCGCAACCTGTGCCGGCGTCTTCTGCCCGAGTATCCCCATGGTCAACTCGCCCTTGATCCTGGTAAAGGCTTCCCTGGAAAGATTGCTGATCCTGCCGAAGGTGAATTCCTTCAAAGTCTCGACCACATTCCCGGAGAGGTGAGCCGTGCCGAAGTACAGGCCGGTCTCCCCGGCGATCTGCGCCGCGGCAGGCAGCAAATCAGATCCCATCCCCCAGGTGGCGGAAATGCCGTCCGAGAGTTCCCGCTGCGCCGCCGATTCGAAGCTGGCAAGGTGGCGCTCGATGCTGGCCAGGGACTGGCGCAGGTAGAAGGCGCTGTAGCTGTCGGCAGGCATGGAAACCAGCTCCGCGAGGATCTCCTTCTGCAACTCATCGAGGACTCCCTGGACGTATTGCACCCCGGACAGGATCTTCGCGTCCCGCGCCGACAGAAGCTCTTTTATTTTCGTGGTGACTTCCAGTGCCATATTTTCCCCGTGCTGCAGTTGCCACATGTGGTAGGACCGGCGAAATCGTGTTTATAACAGGGTGTCAACGGTTTCAGAGGCCCGTTGCCGCACCCTTGGGTGCCGGACTCACTTTTGGCCCATTCTTGCCGTTCGGGTAATCCTCCCCGCCGGTCTCCTCGTCAGGCACCGCATCGGTGTCGATTTCGAACCCGATCAGAGCGATCACGAAGGCGAAGATCTTGATCGCCTGCGACTTGTCGACCCAGCCGTTCATCTGCGCTGCAGCCAGCGAGGTGACAATGTCCCGCACTGCCGTGGAGAGCTTGGTCAGGTCCTTGTTGGTCGCCTCCGGCATCTGGATCGCGAACTTGAACGCCTCATCCTCCGGCACGGTCAGGTAGCGCGCATCGAGGGCGCTCTGGATCACGTAGGTGATGATCGACTTCAAGATCCACTTGACCCGGTTCTGCCGGCTGCGGATGAACGCCAGGATCGGCTCGTTGCTCTCCGAAGCCGTGGCGCGGTTCACGTTACCGCCGCCGCCGTACCACTGCTCGGGAATCGATTTGTTCCCCAGGATGTGGTTGCGGAAAACCGCAGCGCTCTCCTTGATCTCCATGGCCAGCAGGTTCGGAGCCTTAGCCTCCCACTTCATCTTCTCGTTATGGACCCGGATCGCTGCATCGCCCTGCTTCGGGTACTGCTCGGCGATTTCCTGGCAGAGCTTTTCATCGGCGCCGTCCACCGTCACGTCCCAGATGAAAGAGTTCTGCTTGCGGGCCTTTTCGGAGTAGTTGTAGATGAAGTCCTCGTACTCATCGAGCCAGTCCGCGAGGACGAAGAGATCCGAAGTCCCCCAGGGGTCGTTACTGACCCGGTTGATGGAGAAGAGGAAACACTCGCCGTCGACGAAGGTGTCGCGCAGCTCCCGCGCATCGTCGCTCATCACCGAGTCGGACTCCGCCTCGAGGATCGTCTTCAGAAGCCGGCAGGTGCCGTTGTGCAGGTTGGCGATCTTCACCCCGATCTGCAGCTCCGCGTTCTGCGGGTCGGTGTAGATCTGCTGAATCTGCGCCGGGTCGATCATGCCGAGCCGGATCCGGCCGGTCTGCTCGGCTCGATATACCGGCCAGCACTGCACCCCGAAGATTCCCAGCTCGCGGACCTTATCCTCCAGCTTCAGGTCCAGGTTGTTGATCGGGTCATCCCAGAAGGACTGGATCAGTTCCTTGACATCATCGTTTTCAGCCGTGAAGGTAAAGCCCTGGCCGGCCACGAAAGCGGTCAGCGTTTCTATCAGCCAGTTGCCCAAAGGGTTCAGCTTCCAGAGCCAGTAGCAGACCTCGCACTGGCGGGCCCACGCGGCGATCGGAAGCTCGCGGACGCTGTTACCCGACAGGCGGCGCCACTTCATGTCCGTTTCGGTCCCGGCAGATGCCGCCGGCAAACGCTCCTGGACCTTCTGTTCTATGACCGCACCGAAAATGTGCTCTACCACCCAAGTCTTGATGCCCATTTACGCTGCTCTCCTTCGTCCGAACATTCCGCCCATGCCTTTGGTCATCCGCCCCATGAGCCCCTCGCGGCGCTCTTCCTTGTCCTCATCCCTGGGCTTGGCGCAAGCCGCCACGATCAGCCCTCCCTCCAGGAGGTTCTTCAGCATGTCCAAGGCGTCCGGCCCGTCGTCATGCCCGCCTTTCCCTTTGGGGCGGTAGTAGATCAGCTGCCGGATCAGCTCGCCCATGCCGTGCCGGCGGAACTTGATCCAGCCGTTTTTTATCCAGGGCTGCAGGGTGATGATGCGCAGATCCTTGTCCGTGGTCGGCTTCACCGATTTGATGTTGATGGTGAGCCCCTTGGCGTGGGCCTGAGACTGGAAGCTCTTGGAGAAGAACTCCTGGAACTGGATCTCCTCCATCGCCAGCTCGTCGAAGCGATCGCGCTCGTGATAGGTGAGGATGTCGGTCATGATCCGGTCCGGGTGGCGCTTCTCGATGTCGGCTACGGTCAGGTAGATCACGCCGCCCTTCATCCTGCCGCCCAGGATCGCCGAGGGGTCCGCGTGCTTCGACTTGCCCCCCAGGGACGGGTCGCAGGACCCGGCGTGCTTGAGTCCCTCCAGGTCGACATCCTCATCGTCGTAGTACTGGATCCACTCCTCGAGGAAGATGGCATCCTCGGGATTGATCGGCTCGTTCTGCTTCTCGCTCTCGAAGTAGGCCGGGCCGTCCGACACCCGCATCTTCATCAGGTAGTAGTAGGGCTCCATCTCCTGCCAGAGCACTTCCGTCCCGGCCAGCATCTCGCGCTCGTTCGCGGCGAAGTAGTTGTCGGCCGCGAGCTCCGCCTCTTCCTTGCCGACCGTGATGTCGGCATAAAGCTGCTCCCAGCGCTCCCAGAGCTTCACGGCAGGCGACCACTTGATGACCGCCTTCCACTTCCGTCCCTTCCAGCCCGGCTTGACCAGGAGACGGGAGAGCAGCGAATCGTAGTGCAGGATGGTTCCGACCACGATGAACACGGTGTCCGGCTGTCCGATCTTCATCAGCGCCTTGAAGAACCAGTTCTCCAGCTTCCGGCGCTGCTCCGGACTCTCGACAGATTCATCGTTTTCCAAGTCGTCGACGATAACCAGGTCGGGGCGGCAGTGGCCGTGACGGCGGCCCCTTAGTTTTTGCGATGCACCAGCAGCCTCAATCTTGATGCCGTTTCTGGTGATGATCTTGCCCGTTCGCCAGACAGGCCCCTCTCCGACCAGATCCGGAAAGTCCTGGGCTAACCTTTCGTTCGTCTCCAGTTCGATCGTGATGAAGCTAAGAAAGCTCTCTGCCTGATCCCGAGTTTCCGAGACCAGTAGCGGATATTTCCTTTTCTTGAAAGCGGCAACCCAGAGCGGCAAGCCAAACGTACCGGCAGTACTTTTAGCGTTGCCTCGCGGCGCGGCGTTTGCTTCTTTGTCTCCCTGGCCAGTCTCGACCGCCTTATTGATCAACATCAGGAAGCGATCGGCAAAGTACTTATGCAGGCTGCTGGACGGCTTACTGAAGTAGTGCGGGAAGTAGGTGCGGTTAAAGAAGTCCAGGTCTCGCTCGGCGCGTGCCTTGCGTATCTTCTGAGCCGCCTTATCGTCCGGGAAGGGACGGGCCGACGCCTGGATCACCTGACGCAATGCCTCCACTTCCTTGTCGAACAGCCTCCTTTTCGCCGCGCTAAGCTGCATACTTCTCCCGGCCCCACTGGATCAGGTCGTCAAAATTGTTTTCCACCACACGGGTCATTTCCGGATCGACCTTGTTGCCGAACTCGATCAGGTCCCGCACGAAGGCAAGGAACATCTCCCCCTTCTGCTGCGCGATCCGCTCGGCGGCCTCCCGGGCATTGCGGGACCGCTTGTCCAGGATCGCCTCCACCTTGGAAAGAGAGTCGAGGTAGGAAAGCGCCTGAAGGGGAGCCGCCTTGATCTGCTCCATGATCGCATTGCGCACCTCCAGCAGATGCGCCTCGTACCCTTCCTTGGCAGCGCGCGCCTTGTCCCATTCGTCGAGTTCTTCGCCGTAGGTCCTGGTGCGCGCCTTCCACTCGGAAAGCGTCTGGCGCGACACCCCGAGCGTTTCCTCGATATCGGTCAGAGTCCGCCCCTGCTCAACGAAGAGCATCCGCGCCACCGGCTCCAGCCGGCTTCTGTCCCCCTTGACCGCACACATCAGCGCAGCTCCCGCTCAAGCCGGTTCATGTCGCTCTGCGTCTTCTGCAGCTCGACCCATGCCATGACCAGGTCGTCCATCTGACTGGCCACCTGCGGGATCTCCATTTCATTGAAGGGCGTCAAAGCCGTGTTGAGCCCCCGCCGGATAGAAGTGCAGAGGCCTTCTGCCTTGAGGAGCAGTTTGCGCTGGTTATCCTGCGCTTCAGCCAGTTTGCCCCGCATAGCGGCGCGTTCGAGGTTTAGACTCATGATGGGTGGATCTCCACTTTTTTATCCTTCCGCATGATCGGGCAGAAGAGGTTGGCGTCGATACGCTCTCTCACCTGGGTCATGGTCTGGGTGGAGAGTATGATGATGTCTTGTAACCCCTCCGCCACCTTCTCGTAGTTGATCACCAGCTTGACGTTCTCCTCGTACATCTTGAGGGCAGCTTCGTGACGTTTCTCCATGCTCCGGGAGAGTAGCCCCATGACCACCCAGGGGCCGAACACGATGGCCGTAACGATGGAGCCGATGGGCCAAGTACCTACCTTGGCCATGATGGCCGATATTGCCGTCAAGGCTGCGATCTGATCAGGTGTCACTAGCTCCTCCAGTAGGTTAGAAGTTCAAACGATTCTTGGCACTTTACGCACCTGGTGCAGCCTGCCGACGCCTTGCGCCTCGCCTCGGGTATCTCTTCCCCGCATTCGTTGCAGTGAGACAAGCTCTCACCGGCAGGCTGATAGTTCAGCCGCTGCGCCAACGCGCTGGTCAGGATGCGCTCGTAACTCTCCTGCGCCATGTCTATCTCATCTGCCACCGCGGCATTCCTCCAGCGCGTTCAAAAGGTTTTCGTTATCCGAATGCAGCACGTCCAGGTCGCTTTTTTTTATAGAGACCGTGGCCCCGCCATCAACCACCACCAAGCGCCGCGCGCACCCGATCGTGCTGATCAGCGTGATAAGCAGCGAGAGCTGCAGGATCTCCCTTGCCAAGCGCTTTGCGGTAGTTCTGGATATTCGCTTCATGGTTCGCTCCTTTCTGCCGCTCCTGGTACGCCTTGACCCCCTCGATGATGATCGGGAGCAGGTAGGCCAGAAGCGACAGGATCGAGGTGGCAAGAGAGGCTGTCACCGGTCTGCTGCGGGGGGAGCGGCCGGAAGCGGCGCCGAATCGAAGAGCAGAGCCTCACTAGGGAGAAAGTTGATGGCAGGAGCAGCTGCGGCTCTCCCGGGAGAAGCCACCGCTTTCTCGCCCGACGCGCCCAAGCTGGGGATCTGAGCCAGCAGCGCATGCACCATGGCATCGGCCTGCTCAGCGCTGACCTTCGGCATGACGCCCAGGACGTGAGCAATGGCAACATCCAGCTTCTGGTTCCCCGAGATGGCCAGCTTCGAGCCTGCCAGCTGGGCCGCGCGTTCCTCTGCCAGGGCTATCCCCTGGAAGGCTGCGCGCTCCAGCCAGTTGTTCTTCTGCATCAACGAGTCGAGCTTGAGCTTGGCAGCGACCCGGTAGATCAGCGGGGTGATGACTCCCATGAGCAGCGCGCCGAGCAGCGGGAAGAGGGAATCCCGGAGAAAGGTCTCAAGCGCTGCGGGAGCGGCGGAAACCGGCTCCGACGGCAGGTGAGCCGGGAGCATCTCGGCAGCGAACCCAGCGACGGCCGAGAGGCACGAAACAGCAACCAGCATGACAGTGAACAACCTCAGACCTAAACGCATATTGATCCTCCTTGGACCGTGAGAAGTGGGGCCTTAGCCCTTGGCTACGATGTCGATCAGGTTGTTGTAGCGGCGCTGGCAATCCCCCGGGTGAGTCTTGCCGTAGCGGGTGTGGTCCAGTTTGAAATCGAGCACATCCTGGGCGGTGAACGGCTGTACCAGCTCGCCCAGGTAGTGGACCAGATAACCCGGACGGTCGATATCGGAGAGGTAGTACTGGTTGTGATAGTCCGCGACCGCCAGCAGTGCCGTGTCGTCCGCAGCGTTGATGCCGCGGCGGCGCAGGATGCCTGTGGCACGCGTCAGGCAGTCGCGCAGCTGGATCGAGCTGTATTTCTCGACCAGGGCGGCATTTTTCCTGAGCTTAGCTTCCAGCGGTCGGACCGGGATGCACTGGGCCTTGAGCCCGGCAATCTCCTCCGGAGTGAAGCCGCAGGCCCTCAGACAGGCAGCAGCTACCGGGTTATTGGCGATGTCGAACTGGCAGACGGCAAACGAGTAGCCGCTCTTGCCGCTGCGAACGCCGTCCGGATCGGTGAACTTGAGAGCGTAGGCGAGATCGTTGTCGAGCTCGTTGGCGACGATAACCGCGGTGAAGAGTTTGACGAGGTGGCCCTGCTCCATTGATTCCCCCTGGAACTGCAAGCTGAAAAAGCGGCCGCCCCGAGGTGACGAGTCCCGGGGTCGGCCAATAACATGGAGGTACTGCCTGAACCGATGAAGAACCGAAAACCGAAGCTGCAACGCAGGCTGTAAAATAGCGAAAACCGCCCGAAAGCTCGCGCGGTTTTGTCAGCATTTGTCAGTCTTTCTAAGGGGATGTGATTTTTTTAGGAGAGAAAAAGAGGATGGGATGCGGCAATTCTGCCTGTGTACTATTAAACGGTCATAGTTGTCAAGCTAGGAAGCGAAAAGGTCCATCTGGTCCGGATGAACCGCGTGGGCCCGCTCGTAGGAATTGTTGCGCAGCATAAACGCCACCAGCTCGTCGTAGAGGACGCGCCGGTGGCGGGAGAGGGTAATCGAGTCAAGGCAGTCGGGCCGGCGCAGAGTGCCGCGTTCGTCGCGCTCGTACTGGCTCAGCAGGCGCCAGAAGGTGCGATCGACAACCCCAAGGATGGTGCAGACCTCCCCCGGGTTGTAAGAGGCTTTGCGCGGCAGCTGTGCCGCCGCGAGCATCCCCTTCAGCTTTTCCTCTGCCTGCTCCAGTTGGGTCATTTCTTATAGCTCTCCGACAATTTGCGTACCGCCTGCAGTCCCTGCTCATAGTGTTCATCGGACGGTTTAGGCTCAGGGAGCGTCACCCTGGGCGGCCGACTCGGCATCAGCGCCAGCAACTGTTTCGGCGCCGGCCACTCGGTCACGGTCGGGAAAAGCCTCTCGAACCCCGTCCGGATCCGGACCGTGTCGACCTCTTGGATGTCGGCGGATTTGCGCAGAGCGACATACCAGATATCAGCAGCCAGCGTGATCATTTCCGCGGCCGGAGTAAACTTCAGCGACTGTGCCACCAGCCCCTGCAGCCCGGCGCAGATCTCGATGCGAAGCCAGTCCTCACCGGCCCAGACAGCCAGAGCAGAGAGAGCCGCCGCCCGTTTCCCCCCGGGAGCAGCCCCTCTCACCTCAACAGCTCCCTCTCCCCTTGTGGGAGAGGGTTGGGGAGAGGGGGAATTCTCGATCACCCGCTTAAGGTAGTTGTGGTTTTTCAGCGGCTGGCCACCCTTATTGCGCAGCGACTCCACCGTCTCAGCCAGCGCGTTCTCAAGCCGATCGGGATCCGCGTTCAGCTCCATCACCTCACGGGCCAGCCGGAGCGCCCGGTCCCAAGCCAGCGCCCTGGACTCCGAACGGAACAGCCCAAGGTAAGCGATGAGCGGGACCCAGCAGCGAGGCGGCAAGGAGCCGCGCAAAGCGAGCAAATCACGAGCCGCCTCATCCTGGTTAGCGGCATCGATCGGGTAGCGAGTATGGCAGCAAGGGCAAATCAGTTGCATTTGGAGTCCTCTTTTCTATGGCGGCTTTTGCGTTTTCATTATCCAAGGCTGCTACAGCACTGGCGCGGGATTGCGGGTTGATCGCCCTCCGCTGCTATCCCGCCGAGTGGCGGCATAATCAGTAGTTAAACCGATGTCAGTTACGGCAAGCTTCACATAACCATCTGCCGCCTATCTCGGGTTCTTGATCTCGGCAACCCTCGCATTCACAGAAAATCACATTTTCATCGCTCTCGCACAATTCACATGTTTCATCGCTCATGGCCGCACCTCCTCTGCCGCTTGCCTGGTTGCATACCGCTGAGGGTCAAACCACCCACACTCATAGCAAACCCGCTCATATGGCAAATCCTCGTTAAATTCGCCGGTGCGGTCAGCATGTATCGTACCTCCGCACCCAGGGCACGGCGCAGCCCCTTCTAACAACTTCGCAGCCTCGACGGCAATTTCCTTCACCTCCTTTCCGACCACGTAACGAGTCCGCTGCACGCCAGGGCACCCCTCAGCAATAAATGTCGGCGTCAAGGCAATTTGCCGGAATGCGTCCAGTGCGCCGCTGAGTGCAGCCGTCAGCCGCTCTACCTCGGACAGAGCATTGGTGTGCATCTCCAGGAGTTTGGCATTTTTCTGCTCTATCTCTTTGATGTACTCAAAGACGTTCCGACCAGGATGAGCCGCGTCAATGTCTTCACCGCGACCGCGCGCAACGCAGCCGCTGAGGTATTTTAGATCGTTGATTACCTTCATTGTCATGTGTGCAATCGTGGCAGCATCCCCAGCCATGCGTTCAGCAGCTTTGCGTTCCAGCCCACTGATGTCCCCTAAACCGTGCCAGTCCCTAACCATCATCCTCTCCCATGCGGGTTTAACACCCGCTCCAGCGCAAACGCTGAGCTAAATTCGTTAAACCGGCTTGGCCAGGACAACCTGTTTGCCACAGACGGGACATGCACACCCAACAGAGGGGACAATCTTAACCCGTATGTATTCTCCGCAGGACGTAAAGTGCGTGAAGGTGCTCTGGTCTTCCAGTATGGACCACTTGCAGTCATACGACCCTGCCAGCATAGCTTCCGACTCCCTGCTAAAAAAATCGTGGCTAGGTGGCCGCACCGCCTCTGCCAGTTTCTGGTGTAAGATGCTGCCGTGACCGATATTGGTCAATTTATTGGTGTTCAGGTACTCGTTGGCTTCACGGATCAGATCTGTAAGTTTCTTCACGTCGGCATCATAATCAGACTTAAACACCATGCGCTGCTGCCGTTCCATCTGGATGTTTAGATCAGTTGTCAGCCGTGCTATCTCCTGGTCTGCATAGTTCTTCCAAGTGGCAGATTCTGCGGTCAACCGCTCCACCTCGGTAAACACCTCGCGTACCAATCCGTGCAGATGCTGGTATTCGGGGCCGATGTACCCACGTTTGTCTCGTTGATTCATGGCAGTGATTGCATCGTTAAGTTCAAGCAACTTACCTTCCACCATCCCCTCCTTGCGGGTTTAACACCCGCTCCAGCGCAAGCGCTGAGCTAAATTCGTTATTTTCTTCCGGTGGCATCTTTGAGTTGCTTAATTATTGGCAAGTGTTAGATTTAAGCGTGGTTGCTTTTGACCCCGCTTATCCCTCCTGGATGCGGGGTCCTTTTTTACGCTTGGCAGGACAAATAATAATTAAACCGACTCGCCGCTGCACAAATCGCTAGAGCTGACGAACGTGTAACCGATCCATTCGCAGTCAGGGTTATCACATTCGACCAATACTTCGATCATGGATGAATCGTGAGCAGCTTCTGCGGCGCTCATGCTGACCTGTGCTGTACATTTCGGGCATTCCATCCAATCCCTCCTTGCCAGGGTTTAACCTGGCGCTGCAAGCTCCGCTTGAGCTTGGTTCCGCTAATAACGTGGTTGCTTACTTTCAAACCGCCGATATCCAAACTCAAAGCCCCTATAATTTTTCATGTCCGGCTTTTCCAACCGAAACTCAGGGAAAAGATGGGCGTCATTACGAAAATACAGCGGCGCTTCTTCCAAGTATCCCCACTTGATCAGCTTATCCAGCATGTGGTCTACATCTTCCGCAGGCATATGTACTTTGCTAGCTAAGCCGATAAAACCGACCCACGATTCAGTTCCTATGAGTTCCAATAATCGCTGTTTGAGTACCCTTGGGTTATACGGGTCGTAAGCTGGAAAACGCCTATGTCTTTTACCGTAGCGCCTATTTTCTTGCCGCTTCCATTGCCGGGTCTTCAGTACCTTCTTCGCATCATTCTCAGCTTCCAGTTGCTCAAACAGTGATGGTTGCATGGAGCATCTCCTCCTTAAACCGATTCCAGCCGGGCATATGCACCCCGCTCCAGGCGGAACAATCGACGCGCTATTTGCAGTGCGTGGCGTCCATCCCTGGCAGCACAAACGCACATAAACTGCCGAGCCGACGCTGATGGGTAGACCAGATATCGGCGCGTCGTCATAGTAGCGCCGCCTCTGCCGCCTTGAGTTCGGCGTTTTCAGCTGTCAACTGCCGGATAGCAATCACCACATCGAAGCAAGTCCCGACGCCCTCGATCTCCGTCACCGGCACCGGGGTTCCCAGCGCATCCGCGATAGAGTTCACAAACGCGGTCAGGTTCCTGATCGTCTCCAACCGGCCCTGAGCCAGCTGCTCCGTAACCGGCGAGTCATACCGGACGTCCCACAGCATGCGCGCCACATCCGGGAGCGAGGAGGAGGGACCTTCCGCTCCGCAAGCCCTGCAGACCAGAAAGAAAACGTCGCTGTCGTCAATCAGCATCGAGTCCTGGTACATCTGGTCGCCGCCGCAATAGGGGCAAAGTTTTGCACCCAAAATCCGCGGTGCAACCGCTTCTACAATCTGCAATGTCGATACTCTCGGATGATTCATGCGCTGCCCACCTCCATTGTAGTTTCGCCGATATCCTTCCCTTTTACGCCGCCACCTGGCTCTGCTCCATCGCCGCAGACAACTGCGCCCGGAGCTCATGGATAACTGTCAGCTGTTTAAGATTCCGGACCTTCAGCTCCAAAACCTCCTCCTTGAGCTCCCGGACCTGCGTCATCAGAACAGCCTCGAAAGCCGACATAGGAGTCATCATAGCTTCCCCTCCTTGAGCCGCTTAGCCCACCAATCAGCCGCCTCGCGCAGGAAATCACTGACAGAAATTCCCTTCGCCGCCTCCCTGATCAGCGTCGCCGCCTCATCGTCGGTTCGGAAAGTGAAGACATTGCACCTGGGCTTTTCCACCATCTTACCCACGCGCCACCTCCCGTTTGGCGAGCAGCTGCGCGGAGAGCTCCCTGGCCCCCTCGACATCGAACAGCTGGTAGATAGCCGGGCCGGCCTTTTTGATGCAGTCGCAGCGGAAACCATTCTTGCGCAACTCGCAGGCCGCCGAGTTCACCGCGCAGATCCCCGCGCCGTTGATGATCGCCATAGTGCTATGCGGCAGACCGTCCAGCATGAAATTCAGCAACCGCTGCAGCCGCTCGCTCTGCTCGTACTGTGCGTAATGGATGGTTCCCTTCTCAGTGGCATCAGTTTGCATGGGACTTCTCCAGTGCTTTCATAAGCTTTCCAGCTTCCAGTCGTTCAGCAGCGGTGAGCTTCTTTTTCCCGGCGAGTTTATTGAGCTTGGCGACCTTGTTATTCCTGGCACTTATTGCCTTATTCTTTCGAACCAGCTCTGAATTCTTCTTGACGCTTTCTATGAGGCTTTCTATGACAGCGGCATTGAACCCGATTCCGACTACAAGGCCTGACAACTCCATAGCCAACGCGGCAGAGTCATACTTTTTCAGCGCGTTATACAAGCTTGCGGCTTCCAACTCCTGCTCCGGATTAAACACCTTCGCCATAAGTCCCCCCTGGGTAATTGACTGTTGAAGAAGTGGCCGGAGGAACCCCCCGGCCAAGACTTCAATGGTCAATCAACTTCACGAGGCCTCTCGGATCTTCTCGACGTCGAGGGTATAGCCAAAGGTGTTTACCGTCTTACGCGAGGCCCCTACCTCAGCCAGCACCTCATCGGTAAGGGACTTCATGGACTCCTTGTCGGGCTCCTCTTTGGTCCGGATGCAGGTGAAGTACTGCAGGTCCTTCAGCGCTTGTAGCGTCTCCGCCACCTTTTTGATGAGTATGCTGGTGGAGAGGCGGAACCCCACTTCGCCAAAGGTCAGCTGCTTGCTCTTTGTCTTAACAAACTCCGCACGGTTCGCTTCGCAGTAATCCTTGACCGCGAGTTCAATGCCCGATTTCTTCTCCTGGAGCGGCTGGGCCGCCTCTTTCGTCTCCTTTTTGACTGCATCTATCCGTGCGTTCTGCCCAGCCTCGAGAACGGCTAGTTCCCGATCTATCACCCCGATTTTGTGCAGCGCCTGATCAACATCCTCCCAACTACCAAGCTGGGTACCTTCCAGTCTCTTCCTTGCCATTGATTCCTCCTTGCCTGTTTTATGTGGCCTTTTTAGTGACCCTGCCGCGCTTTACGTCCTTTACGTCCCTTACGTCTCTCTTACCAGCGGGTTCCCCGTCATCCTGCTGCTCTGTAGCACCCCTGTTCCGATCAAGCTCTCCGCCATGGTCACGGCCCTGGTCCCAGACCTGTGGCGCGCCAAGCTGTAGTTACGGTCCCTGCGGTACCAGCAAACCAACCTCGTCAGTAGTCGTCTCAGCATCGCTTACCCCCTTTGTTTTCATCACCGTGATTGCCTTCATCACCTTTTCCACCTGCCACCCCTTAACGAAGCGGATCGAGTCACACCCGACGATCCGCTTGACGAACTTATCCAGCGCCTTCATTTTCGCTTCCGAAGTCTCCGCCCGGGAGACCTCGCTCCAGGAGGCCGCCATCAACCTGCACTGCGCGCCCGACGCCATCCCGGGACGACCGTCAAGGTCGGTGAACGGCAGCGGCCGCTTGGCCTTGGCAGGGGCCGGAGACCCCTTCTTGATCTGCAGGTCGTCGATTACGTTCTCCGCCTGCCTCCAGGTGAGCTCCTTCGAGCTCTTCACCTTGCTGCTGTTTGCCACCTGCTGGAGCAGCGCCACATAGCTCTCCCGGTCCATCCCAAGTGCCGATACCAGCGTGTGAATGATCTTGATCTGCCGCGGGGAAATCTGACCCTTATTCGCAAACCGGTCGCCGACTTTCACCCCGGCGCCGCTCATATCCCGTTCACCACTTCTTCCGTGATGACCGTCTCGCCGAGCTCGCAAGCGAGGTTCATGGCGCGCGCCACGTAGTTGTTCACCAGGAGCGGGTAGGCGTGGGAAACCGGCTTGTTCCTGGAGTCGTTCATAGTGAGCCGGTTGCCCAGGGCGACGATCGCAGCCTCATCCATGATCTTGTCGATGTCGCCGCCGACCCGCTTGAACTTGAGCCGCAGGTAGTCTTTCAGGTTCCCGTTCAGCCCGCGGATCTCGGCCACCTGGACGCGCCGGATAACCTCACGCATCTCGACATGCTGGCTTTCGTTGAACATGTTCTTGAGTTCCGTCTGGCCGATCAGGATGATGCCCAGGAGCTTCTTGTAGCCGTCTTCGAGCTCGCTGAAGCGCTTGAGATACTTGAGCGTCTGGGTGCTCAGGTCGTGTGCCTCTTCGATGATCAGGCAGGCCTGGAAGCCGGCGCGCGAGCGGTCCATCATCAGCCGCTGCACCTGGCGCGTTTTCTGCTCCAGCTTGACCTTGGGCTTCTCCTCGGACAGGTCCAGGATGATCGCGTCGCAGATCGATGACGCCGTGACCCGGCTCTTGTCGATGATCTGGGGAAAGATCACCATCACGTTGGTCTCTTTGCGGAGCTGCTCCATCACCTCGCGGCGCATGGTCGTTTTGCCGCTGCCGACCTCGCCCACAACCGCAAGAAAACCGCCGTTTTTAGCGGCGTCCAGCATGGCCATCTCGATGTAGCGGTGTTCATCCGAGCGGAAAATATCCCCGCTCTTCTCCACATCTGCGACAAAAGGGTTACGAAACAGCTTGAAATGCCTCTTTGTATCTTCGGAAATCATCTCTACCTCCCATTTCATGACAATCTGATCCGGCAAGCCTGTCGCCAGACCCTGCCGCTTTGCTTTCTTCCCCTGCACCATCCGGTCGCCGTTTCCCGCCGGCATTACATGGCGTAACTCCTTCCCTTCGCCGGTGTTCCAGATGTCCGAGATTTTCAGGCCGCGCTCCATGAGCCACTGAGTTGCACGTGGATTGGTAGCCAGATACTCCTCGGTGTCGCTCTTGAAACCCGGCACCGTCATGGGGATATACCCCTTGTTGAAGCAGAGATTCATCGAGGTTCTGCTCACGCCTGTGGCCTTTGCCAGTTCTCCCTGGGACACGTCACAGTCCAGGGCGATCTGCTTCAGAATCAGCGGCTGAAATTCCATCGTGTAGGGAGTCACCCTGCTTTCCAGTTTCCGCATCGTTCACACCTCCATTGAATGGCCTGGCACCTAGAGGTTCTGTGCCTGCCGGGTATCACATCCCGCGGCCCAAGTGCCGCTTGCAATCTGCTCTATCACCTGCGCCGCCTCGGCTGCATCTATGGCTTCGCCGTAGATCGCGCGGAGCTCCCGGTTCATATCCGGGGCGATCCGCCCGACCTCGTCGCGCAGCCGCTTGAAGAACTCGGTAATCGGTATCGACCGGCTCACGATCTCGCGCCCCATCTCGATCACCGTGCCCTGCTTGGGCAGCGCGGCCATGTTCCCCAGCTTGTCCGCGAAGCCGCCGAACACGTTCATCCCGGCAAAAGGAGTCGCCTTCTTGATCGCCTTGGCCTTCTCCTCGGGCTTCATCTCCGGGGTAAGAACGTTGGCATAGGCCAGCTCTTCCGCCCGCTTCATGCCCTGCTGGGTCACCGTATGCGGCTGGGCCTTGTACTCCTCGCCGATGATCGCGGCATGCGCCGAGAACCCGCCCAGCTCCGCGGGGAGCTTTTCCACCGACTGGACATCGAAGAGATTGTTATCGTAGGACACCGTGATGATGGAGTCCTTCCACTTCCAGATGTTCTTGATCACCTTCACCTTGCTACCGTGCGGGATGTTGGCGAATTTGAGGTTGAACGACTTGCCCTCGTAGGAAATCATGTGGTTGGTAACCGTGCGGGTCTCTTCCGGTTTGTTCATCAAATCCTGCAGTACGGCGCGCTCCGGAAGCTCCCGGAGCTGCTCGCTCTTGATCAGCATCCAGCAGGAGAGCCGCGTCATCTGGGTCCGCGTATGCTTCCTGGTGGCGTTGAACCAGATGCAGAAGTCGCGTGCCTTCAGGTTCAGTTCCTCCACCGTGGAGGCCGGATCGAAGCGCAGGCGGGTCTCGAACCACATCTCCCAAATGTTGTGATGCACCTCAACGGCCCCCTGGCGCCGCGAGTTTCCGGTCTTTCCCGGGATGATATCGATGTCCAGCCCGTCCCAGAATCCGGCGCCCATGGCGCGGGCCTTGGCGTGGCAGCCGCCGTCCATCAGCATCTTCAGCGGGGCCCCGCGAAAGGGGAAGCGCTCATCCTGTTTGGCTTCCCAGGCGCAGACCAGGAAGTCGAACAGGTTCTCGGCCGTCTCGCCCGCCGCCACGTAGTATTTGACGAAGAGGGAACTGGAAAAATGATCGGTCAGTACATAACGCTGCAGGGGTTCCTTCACCTTTTTGAAATTTTCGAACTTGTTCTTGTAGAACTCGTCCTCGCGCATGATCTTCAGCCCGCCGTCGGCCAGGTAGTACTGGATACAGACCGAGGAGTCGACCAGATGCACGTGGTTCGGATGCAGCGAGCGCATTTCCGTGTGCGGGGTAGGAGCGTTCTGCCGCTTGGCGTCCATCTGGCGGTCGCGCAGGATGCGCCCCATGCCGCCCACCGATATCTCCCCGCGCTGCAGGATGTTGTTGTCTATGGCGATTTCCATGGCGTTCTCCACCGGCATGAATGACCCCTTGTTCTCCCGGGCCGACTTATTGATGAAGGCAGCGACGAAATCGATCTGCTCCTCGGCCAGGACCGACAGCCCCTTGTCCTCGCGCTCTTTACGGCCCGACACGAAACCGAACTCGCGGGCTATCCGGTAGAGATGCTCTTTGCTGTAGCCGTACATTCCCTGGTACCGCTCCAGCACCGTTTTTCTCTCACGCGATTTTGCCTCTTTCAGCTCGATGACCAATTGCCGCTGCCACATGGTGGCCCCCTGAATTTAAATGAGATAACAAGACTTCATGCAGGCAATGAAACTACGAGTTCTGCTGCTTTTCCCAGTTTGCGAAACCATCCAGGATCTCGGGATTCATGGTCGGATCGCCGTAGTTGGTGACAGCGGTATCGTAGGCCGCCAGCACCTGCATCTTCATGTAATGCAGCGTCGAGATGAGCGCCGCCCGCATGCGCGGGGTGACCTCGCCCAGGTCATTGAACTCGTTCATGACGAAGTCGGGATCCGCTTTCATCAGATAGCCGTCGAAGGAGATGCGGGTGTTCTCCATGCGTTGCAGGAAGGCGTCCTCAGCCGGGGGGAGGTCGCGGGATGCCGACTCGCGGGAGAGCTTGCGCAGCTCCTTCTCCTGCTTCTTGATCACCTCGTCTTTCGAGCCCAGGACGCGGTCCTTGGCCTTCACCGTGGCGTGGGCATCCTCAAGCGCTTCGGCCTTCTCGTCGAGCACCCGCTCAAGAGCCGCCTGCAGATCCTCTTTATGGTCCGCGTCCAGGGGGATACTCTCGCCGCCGATCTCGACGCAGTTATCTACGATGGTGATGTCCCCATCGTTGGAGAGTTGGCGTAGCCTCCTCATCTCGCGGTAACCAACTCCAAAACTGGTGACCGTCTCCAAAAACTCCTGTCCGAAAGTGTTGAGACTGAGCAGCTGCTGGTCTATCGAGTGACGGTCTAAGCCCGTGTATTCACAATACTCATCCCATGTGCCGATACCCTTATAGCTCTTTGACTTCTTGACCTTGTCCAGCTGGACCAAACTGGTGACGGTCACCACTTTCCCGACAAAGTTAAGAGTCTTGATGATGCCGGCTGTCTCGTATGCGTTTGCTATGCTGCGCTCGCGCTCTTCAACCTGCATCCGTGCGGTATCCGCCACGCTCTTTTCCTCTGCCATCAAGGCCAGAGCCGTGCTGGTATCGACATCGGCACGCGGCACGACTCTGGCCGTATTGAACTTGCGCAGCCTGCGGCGCAGCTCCAGTTCCTTGGTTTTCTCCCCCTCTTTCCCCTCCACGAACTCCACCGCCTTCTTGATAGTGGCCTCGCTTGAGCGCTCCAGCGCAGCCTTAAAGTTCCCGTCAGAGGCGGGTGTATTAACCAGCCAGTTGTAGTCCTCAGCGTTGCAAGCTCTTTTTGGCATCTCAGCCCTCCAGTTTGGTAATTTCGTTGTCTATGCGGGACCGCTCACCCTCGAGGAGCGATTTCTTGCGAGCCCAGATCAGTGCCGCGCCCATGCCGAGCTCGAACCCCGCGCCCAGGTTGCGCACGAAGTTGTGATCCTGCAGCGTGATGATCTGGCTCATCACCGTTGCCACCGGCATATCCACTGCCCTGGCAATCTCCGGCCCGCCCACCGGATGCTTCTGGGTGGCGAGGAACTCAAGGATCGCGATCGCCTTTGCTACCGCCTCAATCCGTCTGTACGTTGTTTCAGCCATCCGATATCTCCCTATTTCAGTCCGCGCTTGCGGCGGATCTCCAACATCTTCGACTCTATATCCCTGTGCTGCTCCTGCAGCCGGGCCAGATCAACCAGGTCTTTGTCCTCAGGTTCCAGCACGTCGCGCCCCAGGGGCTCCAGCAGATACCTGAACACCCGGACCGAGCTAACTACGTGGCAGAAAGCCACCAGCATGTCGGCGGGAGGGCGGTAGGCAGCGTCGCTCGCCACATACTTGTCCAGCATCTCCTTGGACAGATCGCGGCCCGTCAAGCGGCTAATCTGCGCCGCAACCAGGTAGCGGTCCGACCCGTTCATCTCCCTGGACATCAGCTGTTTCAGGCCCAGAAGCATGTCCAGGCTCCCCTCGGCCAGAGTCGTATCAAACAGCCCCTGTTGAGTGGATAGAGCCCTATCTATTTTCGTCATTCGTTTCGACATTGCGCCCTCATTTCAAGCGGTTAAAATTCCCACTATTAAAATCAAACCCGTTTTGATAGACTGCAGCGCCCGGAGGTCAGACATGAAACAATCTGAATTTGATCAGCTGTTAGCGTGGACAATGCTGGTTGCCCAGAACACGGGAATAATCGTCCAACAAAATCAAGCGGGCAGGCCTTTGACTCAGGAAGAGCTGGATGCTGAGGTTCACAAAGCTCATGATGTGGCTGAGATACTTGCTGGCCACATCTCCCAGAGCCGTACATGATTGAAGCAATCAGGGCAATCTTAGCGTCGGAGAGCTTCACGCCGCCCTCCTGTAAGCAGGAGGAGTATCCGGCCAGAGCTTTTCGACCGGCTGATGGACGGCCTTAGCGATCGCCCTTCTGATGCGGTACCCGGCACGCCGTCCAGTCAGGACATAGTAGACGTACACCGTGGAGACCTGCGCATCACGGGCGATCTGCGCATTCGTGATGCCGTTCTTCACCATCTCGCCCCGTATCTGGCGAAATTGTTCCTGGCGGGCCTGTTCCTCTTTGGTCATGGGACACCTCTCAATACGGCCGTTTACGGCCAAAATGGTTAACCTTTCAAAACGTAATCAGTAATTAACTGCACCGCGAAAGTATTTCATTTTGTAGTCATTGTCAAGGGAATTTAATTGCAAAATGTAGTCATTTCAATAATTGAGATACTCGATCGCATCAAACTGGTGACTGACGCCAAAAATGATGCTGATATCGCACGTTTACTCAAGGTGCCGCCTAAAAAGCTGGCCGTCTGGAAGCTCAGGAATACGATCCCCTATGAGCAGGTGATTTCTTTTTGTAGGGAATTTGATTTGGAGTTGGAATGGATACTGACCGGTGCGAAGAAGGCGCGAGAACAGATCAACTACGATGATGAGTTACGGATCAGCGCAAGATATATAGCGGGAGTGAAGGAGCCATTAATTCTTATTGATGAACCGGAAGCGCATATTCATCCGGAAATGGTGAGTAAAATCATCAACGAGCTTCTAGCTACCATGACAGTACAACAAAAGCGGGATATCCTGAGATATGCCGAAGAAAGAAAATTGCTCGCAGGTCTCCTGGCAGAAAAAAAGGATAAAAAGCCAAAAACTGAACCAGCAACCCGCCGGAAAAAGAGGGAATAGATCTGGTCGGATATTTTAAAAGGACCGGTGCGATGTGAAGTAACAGAGGGGGGATAAATGAGAAGAGCACTTACTTTAGTTTTAATAGCGTTGTCACTATCGGCCTGTGTCGGAGCCAAAGTGACCAAATCTGATTTCGATGGAAGCACACATATCAACACCAAATACGGCTGGTGCGAAAACGGCGCAGTCAATCTGACATTGGCATGGAATTCAAAAATGCCCGCCGACAGAATCCGCCTTGACGCGGCAGTTGACGGTGGAGTTATGGCCGGCGGGGATTCGCTCCACTTTAATATCGACGGCAAGCTTTTTGACCTCAGAGCAGCCGGCCATCCGACCCTTGTCCCCTACGGCAGCCAATCCCTGATCGAGGACAGCTATCAAATAACCCCGGAGCTGGTGGACGCCATTGTCAGCGGGAGCAAAGTCATGTACCGCCTCGACCTCACCAAGGATTACATCGAGGGGACCCTCAGAGACGATCCGTCAGGAGCTATTTACAACTTCAGGGAGTTTATGGTGGCCTTCAGACAAGAGACCAGTCATTAAAGGACGGCAAAACATGACCCAGAGCTGGTATAGAATGCGATTTACCAAGGAAGAAGCAATGCAGGGTAAAACAGAGCGCCTGCTGGCCCAGCTGCGGGATCTGATCCGTGAACGCGAGCCCGATCCGGCGATCGCAGTTTACTCATCACCAGTAAATGACCAGGTAGTAGACATCTACCTCTCACCAGCAGCCGCGACCGCCGCCATGAAGATCGTCCATCATTATTGGGGCATCGTCAGCGAGCCGCCGCCGACCACAGCCACACTAATCCTCGGCAAGCCAACGCCGCCGGGCCCCTGATCCACAAACGAAAAAAAGAGGCAAAAAAGCCTCTCTCCAGACACCAAACCATGTCGTGCACCAGGACAAAAAGGAAGATTTTTTTTCAGGGCCAAAACATCAAAACCATTTTGATTCGCCTCCGATTTTCCCCCCACCTGTAGCCCATCCGTAAACCATCGCCAACTACCTTATGACATCTTTCGCCTACTTCCTATGACACCCCCCTTCACCATAAACA